CGGACTTTCATGCTGCGGATCGAGCAGAACGAAAAACAACTCGACCATCTGCGCGAACTGGTCGAGGCGCGGCTGGTTTGTCCGCCAGGGGCGCCGCGTCAACCATGAGGAGAGACTGAAATGGCATCGAAACCGCACAGCGACACCGAAACGATCCATCACACCGGGCGGTCGAACAGCGTCACCGGGGCGGCGTTCGTATCCCCGCGCACGACCGAGGAACTCACGCAAATGGCGGCGGGCTCGGTCGGCGCCCAGATCATCCTCGATTACAACGGCTCGGGATCGCTTGGCGCGCGTGGTGGCGCGGGCGCGACGATGGAAGAGAACACCGCCGCCAGGGACGCGCACTATGTGGCGCTCGGCCTCGACCCGGTCGCGCCCTCGGGGCCGCCCACGGCGCCAGACCCAGCGGGGGCTGTCAGGGCCGCCGGAGCGCCGATGGGCCGGGCCACGCGCATCTCCAGCCTCGCGGCGGGCATCATCACCGGAGATCCCGGCACGACGCCGCCGCCACCCGGCAACGGAACTGGCGGCACGACGGCACCGGTCAACCGGGACGTGCCCCACGTTGGCCAGTCGGGCGATACGCTCAACTGCACAATGGGTAATTGGGAGGGGGAACCCACGAGCTACGGATACCAGTGGAAGATCGATGGGGCGGTCGCGGGCACCGATAGCGCGACCCACACGGTCACGGCCGCCGACGTCGGCAAGGCGGCGACGTGCGTGGTGACGGCGACGAACGCGCATGGCTCGACGGCCGCGCCGCCTTCGAACGACGTCACGATCGCCGACCCGGCCACGGCGGGCGGACAGTCGCGGTCGAAGAAGTAAGTAGATAATAACTATGTCCGATCTAATCACACATGTTATAATAACGAAGCCCGGCGGCGCGCGAACGCCACCGGGCTTCTCACCCTCACCACTCATGCAAGGAGCGGTAATGGCTAAGCCACGTTTAGACGATTGGCCCTCAGCGGAGCAATTCCGCGTCATGTTGGACTACGATCCTGACACCGGTATTTTGACCTGGCGTCATCGGCCAGATCGCCTTGTGCAATGGAATGCGAAATGGGCAGGGAAACAGGCCGGAACATTTGACGACGGCACCGTAACACTACGGATAAAACGAAGGCCGTATAAAGCCCATAGAATTGCGTGGTTGTTGGTTCATGGGGAAATCCCGGAAGCCGACATTGACCATATCAATGGTGATTGGCGGGACAATCGCATTGCGAATTTGAGGCTTGCTTCGCGGTCTCAGAATAATTGGAATGCCAGGCTGGCGAAGAACAACACATCTGGGTTCAAGGGAGTCACCTGGGATAAGAAGGCTGAATGGTGGAAGGCTCAGATCCATTACGACAAATCCCCGCACTTCCTGGGGTATTTTAAAACGCCAGAACAGGCTCATGACGCTTACCGCGAAGCAGCTATCCGGCTTCGTGGTGAGTTTGCGAGGCTCAAGTGACAATCAGTGTTTCTGAGTTGGCCGAGCGGGTGCTGCGGCGTCTCAACGTCACCGTGGTGCCGATCGACGATAGTCCGCAGTTCAACGAGCGGGTGCCGGCCGCCACCATCGCGACGATGGCGCTCGTGGAGCTTGGCGTCATCGCCTCGGACGAGCCGCCGATCGCGTCCGACCAGACGTTGGCGCTCGACAAGCTGCTGAGCGTCCACGCGGCCCTCGACGCGCAGCGTCTGGTCTGGTGGGACAGCAGCGCCATCCCGCGCGCGTTCGTCGAGGACTACACAAAACTCACGGCGGCGCAGGCGGCGTCGAGCTTCGGCAAGGCCGTCGATCCGGCCACCGTGGCGCTGTTCGAGGGGCGCGTGCGGCGGGGCGCCATGGGCATCGCCTCGCACGACCTCGCGGTCGAGGCGGTCATGGCGGTGCACACCGACCTCGTGGCCAAGGGCATCGCGCGGTGGACGAGCATGGACATCCCCGAGATGGCGGCGGGATCTTATGAGGTTCTGGCGGCCGCCGACCTCGCGCCGAAGTTTCCCCCCGCTGAAGTGAAACCGAACGAGGTCGCCCAGGCCATGCGGACGCTGTTCACCATCACCGCGCTCCCAAGCTCGGGCGAGCGCATGGTCGCCGAATATTTTTAGTGATGATGCACCCTCGCAAACACACCAAACACTCTGGCAGAGGTGGCGGAATAACATGATCATTGAGATTCTTTTCGTGGTCGTCATGTTCCTGTGGCTGCTCACGATCCTGCCGCTGCCGCCGATGGCGCCGTTCGCATCGAGCAACGTCTTCTTCGCGTTCGTCGCGGTGCTGCTGCTGGGACTGTTCATCTTCCTGCCGGGGATACGGTGAGCGATGACCACCTTCGCCCTCTCGCTGCCGCTCGATCGCATCTCCCCCGTGCGCGTGCCCACGCGCGATCTGGTCCTGGGCAGTACCGATAGCGTCACGTTGATGGTCTCCATCGTCGATCGCGACAGCCCCGACGCGCTGCCGATCGAACTGTCCGGCGGCATCGGCGGTCCGGCGGTCTCCCTGTTCGTCTGGCCCGACAGCAGAGGGTGCCACGGTCCGAACTTCGGCGGCTGGGGGTGCGGCAACTGGGATTATGGTTGGGGCGGCTGGTACAGCGGCGGGGTGGTCGGGCCTGGCACGACGCTCTGGACCGCCACCGCCACGATTTACGACATGGCCACCGGCACGTTCCGCATCCGCGTCCCCGCCGGGACCCTGAGCGCCTGGCCGCACCGCTGCCGCTGGGCCGTGTTCTTCGACGCCGAGGGCGGTGGCGAGGCCGAGCTGCTCGCCGAGGGCCGTTTGCACATCCGCCCGATGCTCTCACGCGTGATCGACCCGCTGATCCTGCTGACCGATCCGAACCCGGCGGTGCTGACGGACGCGGAGGAGGCGATCTTCCTCGCCGGAGCGCCGGGCTCTTCTCCAGGCGCGGCGTCAGGCGCGTCACCTCCCGGCACGTTGCCTCCCGGCGCGATTTCAAGCGCGTTGCCGATCGCCACGACCACCACTCTGGGCGGCGTCAAAACGGACGGCGTCACGACCAGAACGGATCCATCCGGGGTTTTAACCGCGACATTGGGGTGAGACCATGACCACGACGACAGGCACGTTCCCCGGCGTTCGCATCTACGACCTGCCTGATCTGGGCGTGGTGACCGACACGACCTCGTTCGTCAGCGAAAAAGCCGGGTCGGGGCGTATCTCGGCCCTGGCGCTGCGAGATTACATGGCCGGTATCGTTGCCCCCGCCCCCGGGCCAGGCGGCGGCCTGCCCGAGGCGCCGCTCGATGGCCGCTATTATGGCAGGCAGAGTGCCGCATGGCAGCCGGTGGCACCGATTGTTTCGCCGGCCCTGACCGGAACGCCAACCGCGCCCACGGCGCCGACCGGAACCAGTAACACGCAACTCGCCACCACGGGGTTTGTATCGGCATCAGTTAGCGCCGCCGGATCGATCACCGAGGCGCCCTCGGATGGCGGGTATTATTCCCGTCGTAACGCGGACTGGGCACTCACGCCGAGCGGCCAATCGACGGTCGCCTCCCTTCCTCAACTGCGCGCTCAGACTTCCGCGACCGCCGAGTATATTTACGTCCAGGGCTACCACGGCCCAGGCGACGGCGGCGGCGGCGACTACGTGCGAGGCGCGGACGGGGCCGACAACGGCGGCTCGATCATCGTCACCGGCAACGGCACCTTCTATCTCCAGACCTACGGCCATCCGGTCTCCGTGCGCCAGTTCGGCGCCCTGGGGGATGGGACCACCGACGACTCGGTGGCGTGCCAGCGCGCGCTGGATTCTTCCCTCGATGTCGTCTTCCCCGCCGGGCCGCAGGGCGACCCCGTGACCTACAGGTTGAGCAACTCACTCTATCCGCGTGTCGGAGCTACGATCAGAGGGGCGGGGAGCGGCTCCGTCACGCTGTTACAGACCGCCAACTTCACCACCATCTGGTTCGGCACCGGTTCACCGGCGAAATTCGGCAACTTCAACATCTCCGGCTTTACCATCCGAAGCGCCGTCGGCGGGAACATCGGACTGGTGAGCATCCTTTACAGCGATGTGACCATCAAGGACATGGTGTTCGCCGGATGCACCACGGCCTCGGTGCATATCGATGGCGGCTATAACATCCTCGTCGAGAATTGCGTTTCCATTCCGCACTTCGCGGGGAACCTCAAGGCGGGTCGCTACGAGGCCACCAGCACCGACACGGGCAATTATTGTTTTTATCCGACCTTCCGGGATTGTCGTGTACAGACGGGAGAGGTTGAAAACCCAGGGGGGAGCACTCCAGGCGCGGCCACTCCTTGCGTGAGTTTCAATCGCGTGATCGGCGGCCTGATCGAGAACTTCATCGGTGAGCGGCTCAATTGGCCGACACCGAACAGCGTCGTCGGCATCCAGATCCAGGGCGACTGCCAGGGCGTCAAGATCATCGGTGGCGTGACGTTTGGCGCCAGTTACGGCGTCGTCATGTTCGCGGACGCGGCCTCCGCCGCCGCGCCGGGGTATATCGTCGTGCAGAACCACGACGTTGACGCCTGCTACACGGGTGGAATCAGCGTGAACGGCGCCGGGGCGAAGGTGTGCGCCGACATCATCATCACGGATTGCGTCATCACCGCCGAGCAGCTCATGAGCTGCATCGGTATCACGGTCGGCACGACGCTCCGGTTGATCGTCAAGGACAACATCCTGGATCAGTACCAGTTCACCCAGACCGGCGACGGCATCCAGATCTCCAACACGAACATGGCTTTGATAACCGGCAACATCCTGACCAACCTGCACACCGCCTTCGGCATGGTGCCGTCCTGCGTCAACACGCAGTTCACCGGCAACATCCTTCAGGGCAACGTCAACAACGTGGTCGGCGACATGTCGGCCAGCGGTACCGGCACCAACATGATCCGAGGCAACACCGGGGCCTACTCGTGGACGTTGCCCCACGGGACGCCCGCCATTCCGGCATCCGGCGTTTACATACAGAACACCACGGGCCTCGACGTCATGGTGCATGTCTACGGCGGCAACGGGGTGACCATTGGGGTCAACGGCACGAGCACCGGCATCCTGTTTTCGCCGCTGGGTGGCGAACCCAAGGGGGGCAGCGCGTTCCTTCCCGCGAACGGAACGATCGGCGTCAATTACGCGACGGCGCCGACATGGATCTGGATACCGGTCTGATGACCTATAAGTTGAGATATTCGGACTATCCGGGCTCCGCCGGGCCGCCGGATCCGGAACGGTGGGTTGGGCCGCCGGGGCCACCGGGGCGACCCGGCCCCGAGGGCGATCCGGGTGCGCCGGGTGCGCCGGGTGCGCCGGGAACCTCCGGCACGGACGCGAGCGTGATCAACGTCCTCGATCACGGCGCGGTGGGTGACGGCGTGACGGATGACACCACGGCGATCCAGATCGTGCTGAACACTTATGCGGGTAAGGCCGTGGTGTTCATTCCCGATACAGGTTCGCCGTATATGACCAGCGGCCTTGTCCTGTCGTCCGGCGCGGACTTATCGCTGAACGGTACGATCAAACTGAAGGCAGCCAGTAACGGCGCCACACTCTACGCCAACGGGCAGTCGAATATCATAATTCGAGGCCATGGATGTATCGATGGGAATGGTGGCGAGCAAGTGTTCAGCGGGAACGCCCCCTCCGGCCTTGTCATGGATGGGTGCGGCAATATCCGTATATCGGACGTGACAGTCCGGAACGCGCGGCTCTGGAATTTGAATATCGTCGCCAGCACTGATGTTCTGGTCGATCACGTCTCTTTACTCGGAGGTTTCATCGCCAATGAGTTCTCGCGAAGCGACAGGTGCTGGCTGATGAACTCTTATGTCCATGGACCATCGCTGGATGAAGGATTTTCTTTCTACGGGGGGGTCACCGATTCCGGCGCCATCGGCAACGTGATCACGAACGCCGGACAGGATGGCTTCAATGTACTGTGCGACGCCGCGCAAACGGCGCCATGCCGGAATATAACGATATCCGATAACATTTGCCACGGCAATGGTGGCAGCGGCATACAGGTCAACCGGGGAGTTGGCGGAACCGGTCAGCATGACGGCCTCATGATCTCCAACAACAGGATTTATGGCAATAATCTGAATGACGTGGATGGCGCCGTGGAATTATATGTGAATTACGCGATCGATGTCATCATCAGCGACAATATGGTATCCGGCGACGGCACTTTCGCCTGTGTTTACGGCATCAGGACGGATGCCGCCGTGACGAACGCGGCCATTACCGGAAATATGATCCATAACATCGGCGGCGTGACGCGCCCCGGTACGGGTCTATGGATAGACTCAGCCAATATCGTGAACGTCAATGGCAACACATTCCACGATCACAGGTCCACTCCATACATGACGGGAATAGGGGGCGCCACTGGGGCGGCGAACTCATTTACAGGTAATTTGTTCGGATATCTCGCGGCGACAATCAACTTCGGCAGCACTCAGCCTGATGCCGTTTTCGCCAATTCCATAAACGGGAAGTTGTCGATGCTGAATCTGCGAACCAGCGCCACCGGCCTCGTCGCGGGCGACGTGTGGCGTAACGGAACCGTACTGAACATCATTTAAACAGGAGTCCGTCGTGCATCCGACCGATAAATTGATTGTGACCCTGGAGGCACCGCCATGAGCGTCACGACAGGCACGTTCCCCGGCATCCGCATCTTCGACCTGCCGGACCTGGGCGCGGTCAGCGACACGTCGTGGGTTGTCGGCGAACGCGCCGGATCGGGACGGTTCAGCACGCCGGCGATGCGCGACTATGTGACGAGGAGCTTCGTGCTCGCGACGATCGCCGCGTTGCGCGCGCTCAATTCCGCCGCGCCCATGGTCTTCGTTCAAGGCTACTACGCCGGCGGCGACGGCGGCGGGGGCGCGTATGTCCTGGGGGCGGCGGCGGCGGATAACGGCGGCTCGGTCATCGTGTCGGCGGGCGGCACCTATCGCCTCCAGACCTACGGCCAGCCGGTCTCGGTCAAACAATTCGGGGCCAGGGGCGATGGCGCGACCAACGATACCGCCGCCATCAACGCGGCCATCAACGCGGGAACATCCATCGTCATTCCAGCCGGTGTCTACCTGACCACCGATCCGCTGTATGTCACTCACGACGGCACCCATATCGTCGGTGCCGGACGCACCTCCACCCGCATCGTCTCCAACTCCGGCACGGCGCCGGTGATCTCGCTCGCCACCAACGTGACCAGTGTCGTGATCGAGCACCTGACAATCGACCGGAACCTGACCGCCACCGATGGCGCGGACGGGATAAGCGCCCCGACTTTCGTGCAGTTCTGCCGGTTATCCAATCTGATCGTGCAGCATCAATGGAAGGGCCTCCGGCTTGGGCCAACGGGATATTCCTTTATCGAAAACGTCACCTCGTGGCTTAATCTGGACGACGGGTTCTACTGGACCAACACTCCGACAAATGGAGCGTTGCAATGGTCGCTCGCCAACTGCCTTTCGACACAGAACGGCGGTCGCGGATTCTATTTCACCGCCACCGGGGGCGGTCCCGATCGGATCGCGCTCGGGGAGATGGTCAGTTGCAGCACCTACGCCAATACCGGCACCGGGTTCGCGGCCAGCGGACTGCCCGATTGCTCGCTCAACGGCATACGATTGACCGGCGGTTTCTTCGGTGGGGATAACAACGACGAGGTCTATCTCGACACTTATGGCGGCGAGCATAAGCTCATAGGTGTATTCACCGAACTGGCCGGAACGTCACCGACCGGGCCGACCATGGCCACTCCGCCGTCTCATGTCGGAGCCGGGTTCTTTTTCACGCCCAACAATTTCGATGTGGCGTGTTCCAATTGTCATGCGGAGGGACATTCGAACAGCGGGTTCATAACCAGCGCCGACGAGGCTCAGTTCAACGGATGCAAGGCCATCAACAACGGCGCGTCAGCGGCCGCCGACCGGGCGGGGTTCTTTCAGATCGCCGGTCTGGTGTCTTTCTTCTCCGTGCGTGCCGGCAATAACCGGGGAACCACCTCACAGCAGCATGGGATTTACCTGACCGATGTGACCGGTGGTGGGCTGGTCTGGGGCGCCGACCTCACCGGAAACAGCACGGCGACGCTGACGGTCACGGCGGGCGGTACCAATAACCTCACGTTGGGCGGCGTGGTGCCCGCCGGCAGTCTCTTGTTGCCACACGGCGGTATCGATGTCGGCAATGCCACC